CTACATCAGATTCCTTAGCAAATATCTGCGCTCTGCCATCTGCGACCGCTTCATTCATCTGCTTGCGAAGTTGCAGAGTGTCAAACGCTCCACCATCTGCTTGCTTGTCAATCATCTGCAAATCCGCAGGTGTTATCTGCGACGCCTTCCAATTAGGTGGCGGTCGCGCAGCTTCTGCTTTCATTATAGATAGCAATTCTATATATAATGGATGCATGCGAAGATCTTCCATTACGTGTTATTAAATGGTAAGATTATTTTTCAAACAACACTTCTAAAAACTCAATCATGAATTGTTCCCATGCAACGGGGATACGATAACTTGGCAACATAACAAATCCACCACCCATCGGCGCATTTGCTAAATATGCAAATGCTGCTGCTGCTCGCTCTTTTGTTAAACTACTTCCTGGCTCCTCTAATTTTAGCTGCAGTGTATGTGTCCAATATAAAATCATATCACACCAGCGTAAATTGCGCTGCATGCATGTATAAATCCATTCACGAATCTTATCTACAATTTGTATACTCCAATGCGTATCCTTAATTGCATTAAATGATTCATATACCTTATTAAAATAATAGAGCCACGCATCTCCTTGTCCATATTTATTCGGTGCTGGCAGACTTGGGGCGGTTTGTTTAAGAGCAGCATATGCACGGTCAATACCAGGATATGGTACTTCGTAAAACCAATCTGCGATTCGTTTATGAAGTGGGTAATCGCTTGTAAAAAGAAAGCTCACAGTTGCGGAATATTTTTCAAGTACTTCCTGAATTAAAATAACACTCTCTTCAGATAGAAGATGCGCATGATAAAATACAATAATATGGGAGGCTCCTGGACCTTCTCCTAATAAAATATTAGATGTACCCTTGAAACTGGCTAAAATAGATTGTATATAATTTTTATCTTGTAAACTCATGCGTGCAACATCGAATCCTTTATGGACACGGCTTATTTCATATGCAAGACCTTTGGCTTCATCTTTGGAGCTACTCTCTTCTACGGAAGTTGTAATTTCACCTTCTCCATCACTACTTTGAAGCTGCCATCGCTTAATTTGAATAGAAAACGGCTGATTTAGTCGTTCACAGAATTCTTTTAGGAAGGAACGCAATGCAGTTTGTTTTCCTGCACCTCGTGGTCCTAACCATACCAAATTAGGAATACGTGTAGACATTATGTAATTAAAGCTGCTAAATCTTAAGCTTTAGCTTGTTACTTGATCAGTCTAAATGAGACAATGAATGTTATATTTAATTAGGCAATGGAACTATGGATTCCTTCACAAACATTAGATATTCATAATATATATATTTCACCATTTCAATCATTGCAACAATCTGCAATACATAATACAGCGAGTCAGAAAGTTTTAATGGCTCCTCTTAAATATATTGATAATACAGTTATATTAAATAATGTAGTTATTTTAAGTCCGCCATTAGAGGTTATTCATCATGATCCGCAAATAGGGCGGCTTATATTGAATGTAGCAAATCAGCATTTTTTTGCAACAAAGTTGCAAACATTGCATACATATTTAGCATCCTCTCTTTGTATGAATCAACAAACATATTTTGGATTTACAAATCCGCTTCTAACTATTGAGTTTTTTAAGAAACTAATTCATCCACTTATATATAACAAACGGCTGACATTATTTATGGGTGCATCATCTCGAACTGTACAAATATGTAAGGAAAATGGGACAACTGAAATAGGAATTCAAAATGCGCTGCAACAAGGACAAACTATACGTGTTGCATTTCAATTACAAGGAATTTCTATTTTAATGAATCATTCACTGAGTTTATTACAAACATTAACAGAACCTATGACTGATATATCGGGTATTACAAATATATGTAAAATACGATTTCAACAAGCTGTGCGTGGTATATTTATAATGTAGCGCTAATGCTAAAAGCATTAGCTATACACTTTCCCTAATACACTAACACTAACGGCGGTCATAGAGAAGAAGATTGCGATACCGGAAATGCCGATTGCAAATAGATTAGAATATACAGGATTTGCTTTGAAATACATGAAAACACCAATCATCATTAAGATGGTACCAATAAGATTCATAACTGCAACGCTTGTAAGCATTGGTTGTAGAGAGGAATAATCATCACGACCACCTACAAAGAAAGAAAGGGCTATTAGAGAATAAAGTAATGCACCACCGCCTATTACGGATAAAATTACGGGAATCATTGCAATCTACTATTAGAGCGTATATTATGTGTTTACAGCTTTGGTAACTACTTTTGCAGCTTTTGCAGCGGCATTTGCAGCATTTGTTAATACAGCATTAACAGACTTTGTTAAATTTAGATTCGATACAATACGAGCTGTATTTGTAGATGCTGGATAAAAGAAAAATAAAAGTACATATTCAGCAATTATAATAAGAGCCATTATAGGGACAATAATTCTCCAATAACGGAAACTGGTATATTGAATATTTTTTTCAACAGAAGGAGTATCCATGTTGCTACTTATTGATATCATAGATTATAGTCTATGCAATAAATAAGGATGGATGGTGGAAATAGACAGCCGTATGAACAATTTTTAGGAGCACCGAGATGTCATCCCCGATTTATGGGGATGGCTGCACAAACACGAAAACGTCGTCGTGCATGTATAACAGATGCGGAATTGGCTGCAGTAGGTGGTCGTGGAGCCTCGCGTAAGCAGTTAGCGGATCGTGCAGGTTGCGCAATGGAGGATGAGCGTTGTATTTTAGAGAGCCTTGGAACAGCTGCTGCAAAAGAACTACTTGCAAAAGCTTTACGACCGGCAAAACCTGCTGATTGGGACAAAGATCCGGACCAATGGCTGGATAATCATAATATTGAAGCAATTTTCAAACAATATTCAGAAATTTTTCCTTGGTTTCGTTTTTTTGGTGTCCATCCGATTGATTTCTCCGCCCCTAGCCCTTATGTAAAAGGGCGACGCGAATGTCTCATTCCTAAGATGTGTACTATTGAAATACCAAAGCTGCGCGCTGAAGGTGTAAAATATGGTGGTGTTGTATTCAATTTAGATAATCATTTAGGAGGTGGTTCACACTGGGTTGCCCTTATTATAGACACAAATGTAAAGAAACCGGGTGTATATTATTTTGACAGTTATGGCATGCGCCCACCAAAACAAGTGAAGCGTTTTATGGAAGACCTTAGTTATGAAGAGCCGCGTGCTACATTTGGATATAATGGTCGCCGTTTCCAATATAGTAATTCCGAATGTGGTATGTACAGTATATTATTTTTAATATGTATGATGCATGGTGTTCCTTTTAGGAAGTTTGTAAAACGAGCCATTGCAGATAAATATATGTTAGCATTGCGTAATTGGTTATTTAGCTAACCTTGGCGATGTTGCGTCAAACAATTTAATGACTCATGTTGTATAATAGTAGTTTAGAGTATGAGTCATCAATATGCTCCTCCTGGCGGTACAGCAAATGCTGAAAAATTCTTATCTGATGACAATCGCCGTATGTTATACGGGATTTTAAGTAAGGACTTTACAAAGCGTGGAACAACACTAACTCCTAAGTTGGCTGGGCAGTTAGAGAAATATGTGAATCATTATGTGGATGAAGTATATGAAGTTCAGGGTGCAAAACCTTTGCAGTTCTTAAACAAAGAGGTGTTACTTGTAACAGCACAAGAATTTGGGAATGTATTGAAAAAACAGCCTCCGGCTGCTGTGGTAGCTGCTAAGCAACCTACTGTATCATCCTCGCAAGGGAGGATACAAGGTAAGATGCCTGCAGGCGATGTACTTGTTGCAGCTCGTGCAACAGGAAAGCCATCTCTGGAGTTAGAGGCTGAGTCAACAGATACTCTCTTCATGGATACAAGTAGTCGATTTGATGCAATGCAGAAGGAGCGCATGGATGTGAAGAAAGCTGCTCCTCCAATGCCTGAATTTAAGATTGATTTTACAGATGATGGTCCTTCTCCTATGGAACTCTTTGAGCGTGCAAAGAAAGCGCGTGAGGAGGCTGCAGCAGCGGCGACAGCGGCGTCAGACCTTGTCGCAAGCAGAGCCAGTGGCAAAGCTATGGATGTATTTGTTCACCAGGAGCAAGCTCCTGGCGCAGTATTACCACGAGTGGTAATGGTCCCAGCAGAAACACGTCCAGCGCGTATTACAATTGCGGAATCTGCAACTGCAAATGAGTTCCTGGAAGCTCTGGGTCAACCAGCCGCGCGTATTACTGCAACGGCTTCCCCCAATCTTATGCCAATTCAGAATGATGATCGTAAAATTCTCAGTCAGCAAGTTGTCATTAAGGATGATGATGTAGTAAGTTATAAGGAAATAGAAAATAATCTTTTTGTGTATTCTGCAAACCGCGATTGGTACAATAATGGAACAGACAATCGTTATAATTTTAGTGTAAATTTTGACCCTGCAAACAATAAGCAAGGATTTGGTCTCAACCCTGCAGCCAATATTAAATTTAAGAACATTGTTCGCATTGAATTTATAAAAGCAATTTTACCTGCAGAAGGGCTTGATGTATTAATTAAACAGGATGCATCAGGAGCGGCTGTTTTTTCAACAAATATCAATCTAAATGCCCTCTCTTTCCCGTATTTAACTTTACGTATTAATGAATTTGATGGTAACAATTATGGTACAGATAATAATCTAGACAACTCATTTGCAGTTCTTCAATATGATGCAAATTGGGTTCCTGATAGTACAAATAATGCGGCTAATAAAGGGTTCCTTGCATTTATTCCTAAGAATTTAAAAGCGCAGCGTATTTGGGCACCTACACCTCTTGCAACTCTTACAAGGCTATCATTGCGTCTTGAGCGCCCTGATGGGACGCTTGTACAGAGTGCACTTGATACAAATACTGTATATGGCGTAATTTCTAGTCGTAATAGCAATGTATCTACATCTGTCTTTTACGATACAACGGTGGGAGCAGCTGCACGATATTTATTTGTGCGAACAACGCAGTTTTTTAGCAAGTTTGCAGTGCAGGTAGGAGACCGTATTCTTTTCCAGCAATTCTCTGCAACAAATGCGACATATCCTGATGGTTCTCTGCAGATGACAACATATATGAATAGTACAGCAGGTCTATTAGTGGTAGGTACAGCATATGATAATGGAACTGCGGGTACAACTGTTACTGATGGTGCAAATACTGTGGGATATGCAAATTATATTGTATTGGAGGCGCAAATGGCAGACCCGACAACTGGTTCAACAGCGGTAGACCCTTTTGGAGCAACAGCATCAGTGCATAATACACTAATTGATAGTGGTTCTACTGTCTATGCAGGTAAGATGATTAATTTGAATCATCAAACACAATTTGTATTCCGTATTATTACTCGCGAGCTTGACCCAACAAGCCACTTACGTCCTGATAATCTGAATTAATAGCGATGAATAAAGTAAATGTCCCAAAATAATCGCACAGCGACTATTTGGGGAAATTCAACACCAATAGATGATAGTAGACGCCAAACTACTACTCCGCAGAATGCGCTCCAGCGACTCCCTAATCAACGCCCGGTTCAGCTCTTTACAATTGATCCAAGTCGTTATATTGGCGAGGGTGCAATTCCTCTTCCACAGGACCATAAACGACGCTTCCTAAAAGAGGATCCGAGTGAACTTCAGAAACGCATTGATTTTTGTGGGAAAGCACCAAATAATGTGAGTGCATTTGATGACCCACTATTTAGCTCATTGTGTGGTATATGTGTGGCGGCGGAGGCGTCTGCTGGAGACATTGCTGGGCTTTATTATAGCCCTGATGAACGCATTGATAACCCTAAAGCTTTAAACCCCAAGCCGACGTTTGGCTCTTGTCCAGCGGGTGCATTTGCAGTTACACGTGAGCAATATATTTCCAAAAAGAAGCAATTAGAGTGTATCACTGGCATAAATGCCAGTACTAGTATCACTGGATCTAAATCAGCAGATTGTGCAACATGTATAGAAACACTTGAGCGTGGATCATTTCCTGAAGATACACCCAATGCACCTGCTCACATCCTATTAGGCGGTGTTGGACAGGTCGCAGTATATGCAGAAAATAGCGCAGAGCCGCTTGCTCAGGGACAATTAGAAGATGGTGTACGGGTCCCACTTAGTCCGTATGGGGAGGGCGCTGTGTTGATTTTGAAAGTACGCGGCTCTGCAGTATCTGGAGTATTGAGTGGGCTGGTAGCTTCTGGTCGCTATGTAATTGATATTGCAAAAATTATTGATGTTGATTCCACCACTGGTATGGCTCCTCGCAAACAGGGTTTCATTGGATTAGGTGCTCATACACGTGTATTACGTATGATTCCTGGAATGGGAAGCCAGACCATGGAACTTCCTTTGCGTATTCCAATGACATTCTTAGAACCTGGACAAGCTGCAACCTGCACAGAATCACCTATTGCCCGCAAGCAACAATCCTTAGAACAATTAGGAGCTACTAAATGTGGTGTATATGGGGCTCGTCCTGGAAATTATCCCCTTGATTGTTTACAATATATATGGACAGTTAATGGGTGTACACCAAAAGGGCGAGGATATCCACGGGACTTAAAGACAGCTCCTGCGCTATTATGGAAGAATACAGGGTCGTCATCGGCTGCACGCACACTTAGGGAGATTCATGAATTTGTAGGAGATATTGGGTCTATTGCACATTCAGGGACAGATAGGGAGGGTAATAAAGTGAGTCGGTTAGAGGCTGCAGAGGCGGTCACATTTTGTTTTGGTCCGAATGGGTCTGTACCAAAACGGGCTCAACCTGTTGTTCAACATGTACTATCGGCGCATAGCACCGATACTAGTATTGCCAGTAAACTGGCAATGATACTACCCCCTGAAGGCTCGCCAGCCCCTGGTTCTCTAAAAGCAAAACTGCAAGGGCGCCCCACAACAATTAATAGCTGGCTAACTGCTGCTGCAACTGCTTTTAGTAATATGTTTTAGAGGGAAGGTTGTGGATTATTTTCTTATTAGTTTTCGGACTAACTAATAAGAAGATGTTTGCGGTTCTAGACGCACTTGCATCTGCGACCGCCCCCGATAATAGAGTAAATAAATCTGCGGTTTCTGTAATTCAATCTGCACTTCCTAATCCACTTGATGTCCTTCAAGCAAAAGATACATTTATACAAGGAGCATTAGCATCTGCAACACAAGCTGCTCTATCTGTAAAAGAAGCTATTCTACAAACTCCTAAGAAGAAAAAGGGGAAGCAGAAATCTGCAGATCTAGTCGCAGATCTGCCAGCCGAGGTTGCCAAGCTAGCCCAGGAGCTACCCAACGTTCCAGCTGTCCGCCCTGGGCTCGCAGATCTGCGAACTAATTATCACAAAGCTATCAAACAAGGAAACACCTATCAATCACCTGATACAATTAAGCTATCACTATCACTAAAAGGCGCAGATTCAGCAGCATCTGCAGCTCTTGAACCAGCTATTAAGCCACAACCTAATTTCCAGTTATATGCAGCCAGAACACAAGATTCTCTACGCCCTATATCCCTAAAAGATGGCGCCATGGGAAAAGCAACTAGCCTCGCCCCCCAACTTAAAGCTCAGAGCATTGAGCCTAAAGAACGCGCAGCCCGTGATCCTCTTTTACAAAACCTCACACCTGCCCGTGCTCCCTTACAACACTTTGAAAATTTTAATTTCTGCAGCGAAATGAAAAAAGGAACCGAATCAATAAAAGTCCCCTTAAAATGCATCCAAGAACGATTCATTTCAGCGGGTGGTGAACAAACCGGTCTTCTCTATCCAGTTGAAAATACAACCGCATATATGACATTTTACAGTCAACCAACATTTGGTGATATGATGACGCTATTAGAAGATATAGTAGGGCGCCTACAATCCATGAATAAAACAGAACAAGCAAATGCACGACTCGCCCTTTTTGGAGCAGCCGCAACTGAAGGATTCGTTGCAACACCTACACCACTACTTCCTAATAGTAGCAAGCGTCCATCAAAAGGTGCTGAACTCTTCATCCGCGTTGGTCCTTCACGTATCCTCATCCATCATCGTGTACTCACGAATGGTGTAAAAATTCCATCACTTGCCGTCAGTGAATTTATTGGAGCTGCTGGAGAATCAGCCGCAGACTTCCTAATTGTCGGCAGCATCTGGTCTGAAGAACCACATCGTTGGCGCCTCGCACAGAAAATTAGCAGCGGAATGACCACTATATTTAATAAGGAACTCTGGGACTTTGAACGCCTTACAAATGATACACCTGGAGACTTCCGTAATTTAGCACCTGGAAAATATATAGCAAATGCATGTACGCCAATATATCCACTCCAACATAACTATTTTAAATTGCTGTGGTCAAAATCGGAAGCGGATGAGCTATTAGTAGAGGATTGTATATCGGGTTCCTCAGGGGAGCCGCAGTCAATACCTGCTGATATTGTCTGCTTAACACAAGATGCAGGTGCACC